TTAAGCGCATGTCCAATACTTTTAGTAGACTGTTCGTATGCTCCGTTTGAAGTTCCAGCCCTTTTTGTTTTAGTGGCAACTCCATCAATTGCATCGGCATAAAGCGTTGCAGATTCCCCAGTAAGTCCAAGAGCTGCCCTTAATGCTCGCTTTTCACTAATAAACTCAACAGTTGTTTCAATGTTGTCATTGTCAATCTCATCAAGGATGCCGATTGCGGTTGCCAAGTCCGTTGTTTGCAACGTAGTTGACGGCAATACCCCGGTGTATTTAAGCCATGCAGACGCCAAGGCCTCCGTTGGATTAATCAGTTGAAGAATAAGACCGTTCATTGAAATCATTGCGGCATCTGAATCCATGCCCTGTTTGGTTAGCGCCGCTATTGCCGCCGCTAATTGGTCAAACTTTACGTTAGCCGCTACCGCCGTAGGTAGAACCTTTCCGATTCCACCCGCTAACTCTTCATACGTTATTACGCCCTTTTCTACAGTTGCAAATAATATGTCTGATACGTCGGACGCGCTATCAACACCTAGCGAATATGCGTTTAATACTGCCGTTGTTGCCTTTGCTGCAATCGCAACGCTTGTTACGCCACCCAACGCTGCCTTTGCGGATAGCTCTAAAAGTGACATTGCTTCAGCACCTTTAAACCCTGCTGAATTTATATTATACAACGCTTCCGCAAGTTCTGTCGGACTCTTGCCTAATTCTACAGCCAGCATCAAGACCGCATTCTTAGTCCTTGCAAACTGGTCCTCGCTTTGCTTTGCGATGGTATTAACATTGCGCATTGCTGTGTCGAACGTTCCGGCCATCTTGACCGATTCAAGGGCAAACTGCTGAAGCGTCTTAAATGCAAACGCCGCCCCAAGCGTAGTCGCTAATCCAGATAACGCACCCTTAGACAGCTTGTCAACGCTCTTCTCTGTTTTCGTTATCGTCTTTGCAAGCTGTGTGCCGTCCGCCGTAAAAATGGTTTTGATTGTAGTTGTAGTTCCCATTACTTAATTCCTGCCATCCTCTTTTTAAGCTCATCCTGAGTCGGTACAACCAATTCGCCAGACTTCATTTGCTCTATAACCTTTATAGTCTGTTCTGCAATCAATGCGTCGTCATCCATACGCGAACTGAAAAAGGCCATCTCCGAATACGCCTCACAAACAATGCAATCCCATGCTTCGGTGTTTGTATATCCGCAATGGTCGCACAGAAAGCTTTTTGCTGAACCCCACCAAGGAGCCCTTGGGCTTTCATTCTCTTTGCTTGCCTTGCGTAATGGCCGCTCCATGTAATACTTCATGTATTCACTAGCAATGTCGAACTCTTCTTGCCAGTCAATATCTTCAATATCAATATCCATAACAAGCTCGTTTATTGCCTGTTCATATTGCCCGCCTAAAAGCTCGTCTATGCTTTCCCGTTCGGCAAACTGACAAATGAATATAAACTGAAATAGTTCAGTATATTCCGGCTCGGACTCGCTTTGTACGAAAAAGCGAGAACCCATCAATTCAAGAATGCGGCAATGGTATAAAGTAAGTGGTGCAAGGGTTTTGCCAAGCACCACAAATCTCTTCTTATCCACACCGTTTATGTAGCATGGCTGCATAATAATCCTTTCAATTAATCATTGATTATTATTATTATGCGTCATAGGTTGCGATCATGCTGTCTTCGCGCACAAGCGATAGACTCATCTGCGCTATACCTTCGTTTGCAGATGTGCTTGCACTTAACACGCGCCATCCAGCCGCCGATGAATCATCAGGCCCCATTACCTGAATGACCGTATTCTTTGCAGGTGGCGCAAAGTCGGTGGTTGTTCCAACAATGTCAAGCGTCAGGTCTAATGTCTCTTTCGGGTCTTGCGTAAGGATGCTGTCCGTAGCACCACGCTCTTCTTTGTGAATGCTTTCGTCTGCATCTTTTGAATAGGTTACGCCTTTTACCGTGTGGGTAAGGTATGCTGCACCGCCTATTCCTATAAGGTATTCAACTCCTACTTGTACTGCGTCGCCTGCTGCCATGATTATCTCCTTTGTTTATGCTTTTAAGAAAGTCCTGTTAGTGTAGTCGTAAGTGTGCGCCCGTAGTTTGGGCAAATAGAAAGAACTAACGTATCGCCTGGGGCTACTATTATTGTCCCGATATATGTTGCGTTTATCGTTATCACCCCGGTTGCACTTGCATAACTCCAGTCTGTGGTTTCCGTCAATAGAACACCTGCTCCGTAAACGCTGACGACATCACTTGACCCATTGGGTTCTAAGGTGTCAGTATAGTTCAAGTCACTGCTTATGTCCCAAGCATCCGATTCAACAAATGTTCCATCCGGATATGTCATCCCCATACTGTCCTCGAGTATGAGCGACAAGCTAAGTTGCGCCACTCCTTCATTCGCAGATGTGCTCGCACTTACAACCCTGTATCCTGAAGAATAGGTGTCGTCCGGCCCCTGTACCGTTACCAATTCGTTTTTATCGGGTGGAGCAAAGTCGGTACTTGCACCAACAATATCAAGTGTCAAGTCGAGCCCCTGCTTCGGGTCTTGCGTAAGGATACTGTCCGTAGCACCACGCTCATCCTTGTGAATGCTTTCGTCTGCATCTTTGGTATAGGTAAGCCCTTTTACCGTGTAGCCTAAATAATAGGTCCCGCCTATGCCTATAAGGTATTCAGCTCCTAGTTGTACTGCATCGCCTGCCGCCATGTCATTCTCCTGTTATGCTTGTTAAAAACTCTATTTGCAGTTGAGTCATTCTAACGTTGTTCTCACACGCATTAAGCAACTCGCCAAAGGTTGCGTTCTGAACAAGTATTGACTTTTCATATCCACCATTTAGGCAGGTCATTAAATCGGTTGTTTTCATGCAGAACATATCTTCAATTTCAGCCCACATTTCCCAATGTTCATTCTCGCTTGTTGAGATGCCTGTCTGTAGCACGATTGCTATGCTTGTGAGCTTGTTCCCTGTAACTCCATACCCTGACACGTATCCAGACTGCGACATCGCCATGACGCATATAAACGGCAACTCAAGCGCCTCGAAGGCGCCGCCCTCATACACGTTGCATTTATACGTCTTCTGAGACTCCATATATAGCTTTAGGAGCCGTTGAAGGTAGAAGCATGTTTTGTGGTTCTGACTCATTATATACCAAGCTCAGCAGTCTGCTTTGTTATTGCCATGACGTACTGAACGCCATCGGCACTTGTCCGAACATCCGTAATGATAAACATCTCGCCATTTATGCTTATTGCATCCTTTGGCGCCGGGGTTGTTGTGAAGTCTGAAACACAACCACTTGCAGTAAATCCATCACTTTCAGCAATTCCCATATAGCTAATGTTTGCACCAACGGCATCCGTTCCGGTGATTCCAGATATCGTAGTCCCTTTGTGGATTATCGACACTGGCATATCTTCTATAACGGCCCTTAAGTCAGTCTCAAGAATTGCTGTATCTATCATGTTTTCCTTTGTATTGGCCATGCCGGGGATTGCCCGGCAATGGCCGCAACAATATTATTATTAGGTTGCAAACGAGCCATATACCAAATGAGGTATGGCAAGGAATGCTTCACCACGTAAACGAGTACCGATTTCAAACTCGTCGGTATCAAACGTAAACTCAGAATCAGGATTCCATTTCTGAGTTTGCAGTTCAGCCGACAAGCGGTCCTGATAGGCAATCCCGCGTATGCCGCTTTTCTGGCACAGGATAAACCAATAGTTTGCCGCATCATAGCTCGTGCCATCAATGGTAACTCCATCAATCAGCATATCGCTTTCAATAGGCTCAATCAGGTTCTTGTTCGGATTCAACCCCTGCGGATTCCCGGTTGCGTCTGCTGTACGTGCCGCAAAATCATCGCGTAACACCTCAAAGGCGGTGACGCGAAGAGCAGGACCATACAGCAATGCAAACGGCTTTACCCCAAGCGGCTTATTCTGTCCGCCAAGATATGAGCCGATTGTCGCAATTGCAGAATTGAAGTTCGTAACGCTCAGCGCGTCCGTACCATAATTGTCAATCGTGTTTTCGCCATATACACGAGCCGACGAAAAGAATGCCAAGTCATCAACCCATGTAGTCGCCGTGCCTTTCAGCAGTGCTTCAAAACACAACTCAACAGGGAAGTTAGCACCATCCACGCCCATAGACCCAACAATGGGTTTATACAGACCGTGCATATCATCTTCAATGTCCGTGCGCTTCATTGCCAACGTTGCTTCAAAAAGGCGGTTCAATACCGTCATGCTTTTCGATTCAACGTTTTTAACTTGACGATCGCCAAGCCATTCACGAATCTGCGGCAACTGCTTCAGCCATGCATGAGTCATACTCGCACCCTGCGAGTCTATTACAAATGCCATCTTTGGCAAAAGACTCGCACGGGATTCGGTTGTGAATGCACCGGTGAACTCTGCTTTAAGTTCCTCAAAGAACTCGGTCATATTTGCTCTGTTAATATCCATGATAATTTTCCTTTCAATTACGGCTTAAGAACGCCAGGGACATAATAGGTTGATCCATTGGTCCAAGAAACCTCGAACCAAATTGGATCGGTTTCGGATCCAGATGGGGCGTTCGTAAAAACAACCGTTTCGCCAGTGGAAACGTCGCCTATTGCGGCTTCTGTTAGCACTGGCTCTGCCGTAAGTGTGGCAACTCCAGTCAACAGGGTTGTTCCGGTCAAGGTTGTATCCTCATCCACAGACAGCGTACCTTTTACAGCCGTGTTCACTAACGTATCAGCAATCTCTACACTGGTTGCAACGGTGTCGCCAACAAGCAGAATGCCAGCAGTCTTAGTGTCAATGCCATCAGATGCGTCAACCGTAATTCCGTCGGCATCTATCCCGCCATTGTGAACAGATTCTGCGGTAAACGTTCCAACACCGGTCACAGCAAGCGTTGAGCTAAGCGCAACGGCCCCAGATGCACCAAGCGTAGTAAACGATGCCGCACCCTGTCCGCCAACAGCATAGCTGTCAACCCAAACGCCATTGACAGAATCAACGTCAACAATAACACCTGCAATAATATCATAAGTATTACTTGCAGCCGCATTCATCGTTGCATCATCAAACACATAGGCATAATCGCCAATGTTTGCGTCGGTGTAGTTCGCGCCGTTAGCCCATGCAAACGTTCCGCGTCTTACCTTAATTGTCATAGTCGCGCTATAATCCGAGCTGGTGTTTGCTTTGCTCTCTTCGGCACGGCCAACGAATTTGTCACCCGTTGCATCCGATGCAGATACTGCATAGCCGCTTGAATCAACAGAAACGCCAGAACCGGCATAGATTGTCTCGTTTGACTTTACAGTAAGTGACACGTACTCCCCGCTGCGTTCCGGAGTGTTCCGGGCTGCTGTTAAGGCCGTAGCAAAGGCGCTGGCCGAAACAAACATCGCAACTGCGTATATAATTGCTTTTTTCATAGTTTATTCCTTATTTTTTAATGAATAGGTTTTTGACTTCATCGAATGACTTCCCGTGAGATTTGGCATACTTTTCGATTGCCTTTTTGTTCACAGAAAACTGTTCTACGTCCGCCCCATCTTCAAGCGCGTCGAACTTTGCGCGTTTCACCGAAAGTTGTTCCTTAAGCGCCTTGTTCTCTTCAACAATTGACTTAACGAATAACTCGTGTGCTTCATCCATTTCGATTCCCTGCTCAAAATATTCTGCGGCCTTTTCTTTGCCGAATTTCTGAACCATTGACAGGTAGTCATCACGGGTAAGCGCACAATCAGCGCACGGCTCGGTATCTTCTTTTTCCTGCTTTTCTTCTACAGGCTCCACAGATACCGCGTCTTCTTTGGTAAGTGCTTCTACGCCTTTTTCTACGGATTCCTCCACGGAGTTAGCTTCTAGCTTTTCCGCTTCTACAGAATCTTTTTTCTCTTCTTCTTTGTTCATAACTACTATCTCCTTTTCGGATTCGCCTTTTGCTTGCAGGTATGCGCTAGTATCGCTGTCTGCCCCATAAGGACATACAGCAACGCCTCCCAGCTTCCACTTACGAACCACTGCAAGCGGCCCGCTAAATTCTTGTCCATTAACTAAAACAGTTTCATTTGCGCCGAACTCTTCCATCTGAACTTCATCCGGCTTGGTTGGCGTATAGTCAATGCTTGCCTGATAAGGGACTCCGGCCTTCATCTTGTGAATAACCTCAGTCGCCCGGTCGTCTTTGAATGGAACAAGCGCACCATCAAGTCCGAGCTGTCCATCTGTTGAAAACTTGTTTATATAGCCAATTACTTCAGATGAATTGTGGCAATAATCAATTGGAATGCGTTGCTTGTGTTCCATGCCTTCAAGGTCGTGGATTATCGGGCCAAAGAACCAATGGTCTATCACCTGGCCGCCAAGCGCAAGAAGGTGAATTGGCGCAGTCTTTGCGTCATCGCCATTGTCTCCAATCCTAAACTCTCCAATTTCACATTTCAACGCCGATGCCGGTACTTTTTTAGCTAATTTCATTCCGAATCACCTTTATTTGTTTGCCCAAAACTAGACCCTTCGCCTTCATAATTTGCCAGCGGCGCACCTGGGTCGCCAAGACTGTATGTGATTCCAAGCTCATCCATGTAATTCTGTTCCTTGGCAATCTGGTCAGCCAGCTCTTGGAAGTCCTGCCCATCGCCAATCTGCGAAAGAACGTCTTGCCGAGACATTGTTTTAGATTGAAGCATTTCATTAAACGCTTTGGCTTCTTTTAGTGGGTCAATAAATCCTATTGCAGGCTTACCCCATGCATGATCCATATAATCTTCTGGAACACTCTTAATCGAGCCAATCTTCCCGGCCAGCCACCACTTGAAAATCTTGCTTGATATTCTGCAAAGTTCCGCTTGCTGAAACTTTATTGACCGGCGCAACATCTGCGAAAGCATCATAAGCCCGCTATAATTGGTTTCAGAGGCATCGGCAAGAAGGAACTCTAGTGGTATGCCAAGCGGGATTCCAGCCATTCGCATCCTAAACCTTATGAATGGAACATAGCTTTCATGAGGCGATTTGCCTTCAATCACAGCAACGTCTTCATTTGGTTCAAGATTAACATTCATTCCATTGACCATTTTTACATGACCCCTGACTGTTCCTCCGTCGTCTGCCTGCGTATTCATGCCTGCGAATATTGAACCGTCTTCGTTCGGAGTAATGGAGAACTTCAGCCCCATGAACGCCTCGTTCTTGGCCTTTATATCCATTGCCTCAAGGTTCTCGTCAATGTCCTTAATCAAATTCAGCA